ACGATGGCTGCTGCGCGGATCGCACAGGGCAAACAGCAGAAACTGTTCCTTGGCAATCTTGATGCGAAGCGCGATTGGGGTTTTGCGGGAGACTATGTGGAAGCCATGTGGCTCATGCTTCAGCAGCCACGCCCTGATGATTATGTGATTGCCACCAACCGCACCCACACGGTTCGTGAGTTTTTGGAAGTGGTATTTGACCATGCGGGACTAGGCGACTATCGCAAATATGTTGAGATTGATCCCCGCCTGTTCCGCCCGAACGAGGTTCCGTATCTGCTTGGCAACCCCGAAAAAGCCAAGCGGGTCTTGAAGTGGGAGCCGAAGCATGATATGATCTCCCTCGCAAGAATGATGTACGATTCCGACTTCAAGCGAGAGCAAACCAAACCGTAATGTCCACCTACATTGACAAGAAATACATCAACATGGTGTCTCCCCAACTTGAGCGATTCAAGTGGAAGACCCAAGCACTTGCAAACTGCCGTTGTCCCCTCTGCGGAGACTCACAGCGGAACAAGAGCAAGGCGCGTGGTTTCTTCTTCCCCAAGAAGAACGATTATTTCTACAAGTGCCACAACTGCGGGATAGGGCATTCCGTATACCGATTTTTGGAAGTGGTGGCTCCTGCTCTGGCACAGGAATACGCGCTTGAGCGGTGGCGGAACGGGGAGAACGGCAAGAGCAACTATGTGAAGCCCGTGGAGGCTGCTGTAGCCCTTCCACAGGCGCAGATGCGGCTTCCTGCGGTGTCTACGCTTCCCGAAACGCACCCTGCGCGGCAATATTTGGAAACCCGCAAGGTTCCCCACCTTGATCGGTTCTATTTTTCAAAAGCATTCGGGGATTGGGTGCGCTCCATTGACCCTACATACACTACCGTTCCGAATGACGAGCGTATCGTCATCCCTTTCGTGAACAAAGCAGGGGAACTCCTCGCGGCGCAAGGACGCTGCTTGAGCGGTTCCAAAAATTCAATCCGATACATTACCGTGAAGTTCACCAAGGACGGACGAGCGGTCTACGGCGAAGATCGGTTGGATTATTCAAAGAAGGTGTACGCCGTTGAAGGTCCGATTGACTCTGTATTTCTCCGTAACTCTATTGCTCTTGCTGGCAGCGAACTCGCTCACGCCACGAAACTGTTTCGTGATTGTGTTGTTGTTTACGACAATGAACCACGCAATCCCGAGATTGTACGCAAGGTGGAGGACGCGATCCGCAGCGGATACACCGTCTGTGTGTGGAACAGCAGCATCGGGGAGAAGGACATCAACGACATGGTGCTTGCAGGAAGAACCCCCGAAGAGGTTCAGGGAATCATTGACGAGTGTTCGTGCAGCGGTCTGACTGCACTGGCGCGGTTTTCACAATGGAGAGTGCGATGATTGAAAATGTTTTGGTTCTTGACAAGGGTTTCGTGCAGTATGTTGACCATATGGGCAACGATCTCACGGTGGTCAACTCTGCGCGTGTTTCGTTCAACAAGGAGAGCGATTGGGAATCCGAACCTGATTGGCGAGGCTACCATCCGCGCACACTCTCCGAAAAGGACAAGAAACTCATCGGATATCTTGCAAAGCACAAGCACTGGACTCCGTTCGCGCATCCACAGATCACCCTGCGGATCAAGGCTCCCATCTTTATCCGCACCCAACTGTTCAAGCACAAGGTGGGCTTTACCGAGAACGAGGTGAGCCGCCGCTATGTGAGCGATCCGCCAAGCGTCTATATGCCACGGTGGAGAGGTAAGCCCACGAACGGTGCGAAGCAGGGGTCGGAAGACTTCATGCCTATTGATGACGGCTACAACACCGTGAACCGCCACTACGAAATGAGCGTTCGGGACGCGCTACAGACCTACGAAGAACTTCTGAAGCGTGGCGTGGCTCCTGAACAGGCACGGGCTGTGCTGCCGCAGGGAACCTATACCGAATGGTGGTGGACGGGTTCGCTTGCAGCATTTGCGCGGGTGTATGCACAGCGCAGCGATCCTCATGCCCAATGGGAATGCCAGCAGTATGCAGCGGCAATCGGTGAGATCATAGCACCGCTTTTCCCCCATTCGTGGGCTGCTCTGACGCAGAAAGCACCCGCCCCTGAAGCCTAAATACAGGGATGACCTACTTCAACGATTCTCCCAAGCCCACAGAGCCACGCCGAACTGCTGCTGTTTCCAGTGGTCAGTTTGAGTCGGGTTCCGTATTTCGTTTAGTGCGCGAAATCCGTGGTTCCGCGTACTCTGTGGGCGATCAGTTCATGCTGGTGGAGAGTGAAGACTGCCATGATCCCAACACGCTTGTACTGGGCGGCGTAGGCGAAAACTACTTTATAGACCCCCGTGGCAAGCCGCTAAAGATAGAGGCAGGGGACACACAGATTGACTCTATTTTTGAGTTGGTTCGGGAACCGCAGCGCGAGGTGGTTGAGGAGATTGGAGCCGAGGACGCTCCACCCCGTCATGTCACAGCCGAGCAGTTCAAGACTTTCCGCGAGGGTCTTGCTGGCGTTCTGAACGAGATTGCCACTGTTCGTTCCACTGGCGGAGAGCGTGGAGAGCGCGGTCCGCGTGGCTACACAGGGGTTCAGGGCGACAAGGGTGATGTCGGACTGCAAGGACCGCAGGGTGAAAGGGGTGAGCGCGGTGAAAAGGGAGAACAGGGCGAACAGGGCGAACGGGGAGAGAAGGGCGATACGGGTGAGCGCGGACCGCAAGGCGAGCGTGGCGAACCTGGTCCGCAAGGTGATCGTGGCGAGCAGGGCGAGCGCGGTCTGCAAGGTGAACGGGGAGAACAGGGCGAACGGGGACAGCGCGGCGAAAAGGGCGAGCGTGGTGAAGCAGGGGCGGTCGGTTCACAAGGACCGCAAGGTGAACGCGGTGCTGATGGTGCTGCGGGTGCTGACGGTCGTGATGGTACTATTGGTCCGCGTGGCGAACGGGGCGAGAAGGGCGAACGCGGTGCTGAAGGCAAGGCGGGCAAGGCTGGCGCAAAGGGTGCAAAGGGCGAGAAAGGCGATAAGGGAGATGCTGGCGAGTCTGGAGTTGTAACCGCCAAGTTCCCGCTTGTCTACGATCCGCAGGAGAAGTCCATCGCCATTGACGAAGAGCGGTTGGACAAGATCCTGAAGCGGATCATGGGTGGCGGAAAAGTTTCCGCGCAAGACATGGGCTGGCTTGCGTCCACTGGCGGTGGTGGCAAGGTTGCTGTGTACCACAACGGTACAAAGATCACTCCTGATGTTCGCGGTATAGACTTTACTGGCTCGGGTGTGGCTTCCGTCACGAAAGTGGGCGGCAAGATCACCGTGAACATCAGCGGCGGTGGAGGTGTTGGGGCAACGGGCGCGACTGGTCCCACTGGTCCTGCGGGAGCAGGTGTTGCAGGCAACAATGATGTGGGCGTGATGTACCTGAAGAACAACGCCACACCCACGGACATTCCTGCAATCAACGCCCGTGCAGTTGTTGCGGGTGGAATGACCACGGGAAAACTGTTCAACTTTGAGAAGGACTCGGGAACAAACTCCCTGAAGTACTTGGGAGCGGGTGGGCGGTTCCATGTGGTTGCGTCTTTCAACTTCTCGACAGAAGCCAGCAACAACACCTGCGGATTCTATATCGGTCACAGTAAAAACATACTGAACGGATTGAGTGCGGACGGTGATCGTATATCGGAATCGGAAGTGTATATTGACTGCCCTTCTTCCTCCAAGCCTGTTGCAGGAACCATTCAGACCGTAGTTGACCTGAACACGAATGACCGCCTCTTCTTCATCGTTCAGAACAAGGACGCTGCGAAAGACATCACCGTTGAGTTCCTGAAGTTCGTTGCGGTTACGCTTACATCAGAGCGAGGCGCAACAGGAGCCACTGGTGCTACTCCCACCGACTATGTGTCCTCGTTTAACGGAGTGACGGGTGCTGTGGGCATCAGCGCAGGCTACAGCAAGGGCGAAGGCATCACATGGAGCATGGTGGGCAACACCTATGCCTTCGGTGTTCACTACACCACGGGAGTCGGAGCAACATATGCCACGGTAAATGATTTTGATGTGCTGATGCTTGAGCGCAAGACGAGCGGACAGATGTTCCGTATTTTTGCAAAGGACTTTGCTGCTAACCTTCCGTACCCACCAACCACGGATGCTGGTGAACCTACTAGCGGAACGAATTTCTTGATTTCAGGAAATCAGTTTGTTACATACACCGAACTAACTGATGCGATTCTTGCGGGAGCAGTCACCTCATACAACGGACGGACGGGTGCGGTTCAGGGAGTTTCGTCCGCGAACGGACTCACGGGTGCGGTGAGTTTCCGTGCAGGGGCAGGAATCACCGTTTCCAACAGCAGCAACGGCATCTCGTTTGCCGTGGACTATCAGTTCGGTGGTCAGACCTTCCCCACATACGGAGTAGGCGGAATCTCCGCAGCGGGTGTTGACTTTCTCCTTTTGCAGAGAAAGAGCGGAACAGGCACTCCCGCAAATCAGATGTATTTGCACAATATTGCAAATCTGTTCAATCAGTTTGTTCCGCTTGTTTCGTATCCCAAATACGGTGTTCTAGACGAGGGGCTTGAGGCTCCCCTGATGGTACAGGTGGACGGTTCTGCGCCAGTAGCCGTAGATTTTGATGCTCAAGTGGATGTGATTTCAAGAAATCTGACCACCGTGGATGGTGGAACATTTGCTTGATGACAGGGTTCGGATGACTAAATAGTTTGTAAGACACTCGATTATTTTACACTAGAAGGAGATCAGTATGCCTACCACGATTACATTCCGCAGAGGCGCATCCGCCCCCACGCAGGGGTCGGGTATTACCCTCGGTGAACCAGCATTCGAAACCACGCTGAAGCGGCTGTACATCGGTCAGGGAGCAGGCGTGACTGCCGTGTGGGTGGGAGCGCAGATCAGCGGTCTGTCCGCAGACATTGCTGCGGGTCTGACATATCAGATTCCCACCATGAGCGCGGTGAAGGACTATGTGGCAAGCGCAACATCGGGTGTGTCCACGCTGAACTCTCTTAGTGGCGCGCTGACGATTGTTGGTGGAACAAACATCGGTGTCACGGCAAGCGGAAGCAGCATCACCATCACCGATTTCGGCGTGTCTGCGGCACAGGCGAACACATTCACCGCCGTGCAGACATTCAACAGCGGCGTGACCCTTGCCTCTACCCTTGATGTTACGGGTGCCGCCAAGTTCAACGGAAATGTCACGGTTGGAGATGCCGCAGGGGATGTCCTCACGGTCACCGCTGGATCTACTTTTGGAATCACTGACCACTCGGGGGTTGCGAGATTTGCGTCTGGCGTAACCGTATCTGGTCGTCTTGATGTTGGTGGTGTGCTTGATGTTGTGAGCGGAGTTACATTTGAGTCCACATCAGATCACGCGGGTGCCGCACGATTCAGCGGTGGCTTGACTGCCTCTCGAATCGACATCACAGGAAACTTCAAGGTTGTCGGTGATGCACAGGTTGGCGATGCAAGCACAGATGCACTCACCGTGTTCGCGGGAACCACTTTCAACAACCGCACTGACTTTGCAGGCAACAACAACTTTGCCACAGGACTCACCAGTTCTGGAGACATACGGTTCAGCGGCACAACCATCAAAAACATAGTCAGCAGGACAGCAACGCTGAATATCACTGGTGTCACCAGTAGTGGTATTGCTCAAGCATACAACAACATATCTCTTGGTGTTCAGATAACAGATCCCCTAGCACTGTCCTCCGCGACAGGTCTAGTGAACATCACAAGCAACAATCCGCTTGCGGCAGTTGTTCCAGGATTCAGAATCGTAACAGACGATCAGGATGTGATTGGTTCAAACTCCATCACGATCCAACCCACCACATTCCTGACTGCTGGAAGAACACTGAGCATTCAAGACGCTTCTGGTACGATTGCGCTTACAAGCCAGTTGATGGGCGCAGTGAACGGATCAACGGCAGCAACCACAGCCGTCACCTCGTTCAACGGACTTACAGGCGCGGTTGGCGGCGTTTGCGCTGCTCAAACCAACACATTCACCGCAGTGCAGACATTCAACAGCGGCGTGACTTTCGCTTCTACGACCGATCACACAGGTGCTGCACGATTCGCTTCCACAGTAACTGCAACAGGTGCAGTCACAGCCAACGGTGGATTGACGGCTTCCACGCTTGATGTCAGTGGTGCAGTCCGTACCACAGGAGACATGACCGTTGGTGCAACCCTCACGGTACAGGGCAACTTCTTCGTGAGTGGAACTGTCACCACCGTCAACCGCACCGACCTGAACATTGACGACAAGACCATCACGATGGGTCGCACCCTTGCAAGCGACACGCTTGCAGACGGCGGCGGTCTGGTTCTCAAGGGAACATCAGACAGAACTTGGACATGGAGTCAGACTCGCGGTTGGGAAAGCAGCCAGGGCATCAATGTTGCAAGCGGCAGCGGATACGCAGTCAACGGAACATCGGTACTGAATGCGACCACACTTGGAAGCGGCGTTGTATCGTCAAGCCTGACATCAGTCGGAACCATCGGAACAGGAGTATGGCAAGCCACCGCTGTTGGTGCCACCTATGGTGGTACAGGACGAACCTCCTATACAATCGGTGATGTGCTGTTTGCAAACGGCACAAGTTCTCTTACTGTGCTTGGAGCATCCACAGCAGGACGGCTGCTGTCGTCTACTGGTGCGGGTGCCGCTCCTGAATACAAGCAACTGCTGATTCGTGATGCAGACGCAGTAAGTGTCGCTACGGAATCGGCTGGAACAGGAACTCTAGTAATGACTATTCAAAATGCAAGCACCTCGGTGAAGGGACTTGCAAAATTCGATCCTGCAAACTTCACGGTAAGCGGTTTGAGTGCTTCGGTCACCGCAATAGACGGTGGATCATACTGATCCAAATAATATCCTGAACACAAAGGGGAGCCGAAAGGCTCCCCTTTCTACCTACATACTATTAGCCTCTTGAAAGGAGATACACTATGGAAGGCAAGAACCCTAACGAAACTATTCTTATTCCACTTCTCAACAAGCGCGTGAGCGAACTGACCACAACTAATATTTTGATTGAAGCCAAACTGCTGTACGCAGAAGAAGAAAAGAAGGAACTTCAAGACGCACTTGAAGCAGAAAAGGCGCGGTTCGCTGCTGCGATTGAGGGCGAAAAGGCGCAAATGGCGCAGTCCGTGCAGGAGCAGACAGGAATCGTCCGTGAAGCCTGTGAACGCGACAAGCAGACGATTGCACAGAACTGGCAGAACGAACTGTCTGTTCAGACAGGAAACCTGAAAGGTCAGATTGCGGGACTGAGTGATCAACTGGCTGCGGCAAACGCACAGATTTCTGCTCTACAGGCAGAACTCGCTCATATCAAGCCTGTTCCTGCTCCCGTAGAGGAAAAGCCATCTCCAAAGCGTAGGAACAAAGCAGACGCAGCGATGATGGGTGGTGGAACCTTCTAAATAGGAGTGGGAGACTACACCATTGCCTACACAGATTCAAATTAAACGAGGTTCCACTACACCATCTGGACTCACAGTTGGTGAGCAGGCTGTCAACACCAGCACGAACCAAATCTACATTGGTGGTACTGGCGGCACGGTTTGGGTGGGTGGCGAGGTCACTGCTGGTGTGGATATGGGTGCTGGTTCGGCTGTTTCCGCCACCCGTGTTCCCACGCAGAGCGGCGTGTACAACTATGTACGCAACAACTTCGTGACTTCGTTCAATGGTTTGACTGGTGCGGTCGGTGGTGTGTGTGCGGCATCGGCAAACACATTCACCGCACTACAGTCATTCAACTCGGGTATCAGTGCAAATGGCGGAACCTTCTCGGTTCAATTGAATGCCCAAAATCTGCGAATGCTTGCGGTTGGTGGTGATGAAGGCGGTCAGATTGATTTTGCCTTGCCTGCCACAAACACCACTTTGACAGGTGGTGTAGCAATTGATGTGTTCCAAGACAGATTGCGTATCTTTGAAAGCGGCGGAACCAATCGTGGTGTGTTTATTGATCTGTCTGGTGTCAGTGCGGGTGTGGGTACGAATCTGATTGGTGGCGGTGGCGGCGCAGTATCGTCTGTTTCGGGTTCAGGAGATGGAATATCCGTATCTCCAACCACTGGTTCTGTAGTTGTTAGGAATACAGGCGTTCACAGTTTCAACGGACTCACGGGTGCAGTCACGGGTGTCACGGTTGGTGGAGCAAATGTTTTCACCGCACTGAACTCGTTCAACGCAGGCATCAGTGCAGCAGGAGGAGTAACCCTCAGCGGAACTCTTTCAGGAGCAACCGCCACATTCTCCAATCTTGTGACAGGCAACGGCGGCTTCAGCGGCAATGTAAACATCTCGTCCACGAACGCTACGGGGAATATGTATCCCGTCTTGTCGCGTGGTGCGGGTGTGACTGCTCTGTTCGTGGACAGTGCCACCACTCCGCTGGTATATCAGCCATTGCAAGGAAATCTCGGACTGAAGGGAATCACTCTGGCGAGCGGAACAGATGTGCTGTATGCTACGCCTACTCAGATCACTGCAACCAGCACTTCCGCTCCAGAGAGTGCGTACTTCTACTTCGTGTCGCCCACGATCTATTTCCAATCAGGGAACACGGCAGCGGCGACTGCATCAGGAAGCACCCGCCAACTCACATGGGGTGATATCCTCAACAGCACCGACAACTGCTATTTCGGTGTGAATCGTGCTGAGGGAGGAATGTGCGGCGACTACGCGGTGGAGATCAACCACAGCACTGGCAAGGCACTGCAACTCATCTACAACGATTACACAGGGGCTGCGTCCAACTGGGTGAACATGAATGTCACCAGCGGCGGTGACCTCACGATCACTCCGAGCGGCGGCGATGCCACGGTTTCGGGAAACCTGTCCGCCGACTCATTCATCTTGTCTTCTGGCGGCATCAAGGCACTCACAGGCACCACATACTCGTTCCTTGCAGCAGACAACGGCAAGATCATCACCATGAGCAATGCAGGCGGAATCACCGCCGCGATTCCCACAGGGCTTCCTGTTGGATTTAGCGTCACAGTGATACAGTTGGGGGCAGGACAAGTAGGCTTCAGTGCAGACGCAGGAGTCACGCTGAACTCGTACAACAGCCTGAAGAAGATCATTGGGCAGCACGGCTCTGCATCTGTGGTGATATACAGCAGCAACACCGCGAACTTGGCAGGTAGCCTGACATGAGGCATATACAGTCTGTTCGTGGTGCAACGAACAGGACGGCTGTTCTGTTGTCTACCACAACCATCACCACACCAGGCGCAACCACATACACCCTCCCCACTGGCACCCAATACCTCGACATTGAGTTGCGGGGAGGCGGTGGTGGTGGTGGATCAGGAAGAACAGCGACAAGCGGAAGAGCCACTGTTGGTTATGGAGGCGGTGGTGCAGGCGGTGGGGAGTATGTGCGTGACCTATTCTACGGAAACGGACTCATGCAGGGCGGTGATGTGCTGAACTTGGTGGTTGGAAGAGGCGGAACCGCAGGAATAAACACCGTAAGCGGACGGACAGGAGCGGCGGGTATTGCATCACAGGTTGTATCACACACGCGAAACGGTTCTACTCTTGCAAACAACGGGCTTACACACGATACGGGAATTTATGGAGCCTCATACGGAGTGTTCTATTCCATATCCGCAGCAGGAGGATTTGCTGGAAAACCAGCCAGTGCAATTCCAGCGGGAGCAGGTCAGAATTTTGTTGTATCGTGGGATGTGGATCAAGCAACTGCCAGAGTGATTGGAAGCGATGGTCAAAACAACAGCGGAACAACAACCACTTCACCAGGCGGGTCAGGAGGAGCAGGAGCATCAGGAGGAGGAATTGGTGGGCGTGGTGCAACGGCAGCAACTGGTCTTGGAACAACAGGAAGCGCGCCTGGCGGTGGTGGAGGAGGCGGATTCGGTTCAGCAGCGGGAGCAGCAGTCCAAGGAACCACTGGTGCAGACGGTCAAATCGTAATCAAGGCATACGGATGAACAGAATCACAGTAAACATTCCTACAGGTGTGTGCGGCTCTTTTGAAATACGCAAAGGCACTGGCACATTTCAAGAAGCACAGGTTCAAATCTATCAATCGGAGCATCACGGACGATGGGAAACGGAACCTTTTGGAACCTATACCGCTCTGTGGTGGGAAGGTTTTGGCTCGGTAATGCAGGACAGCGCACAGGAATACTTTGAGCATCAGCCACTATGGAACAATGCGCGAGGCGACATCCTGATTGGTGGACTTGGAATTGGTTTGGTGAATGAATACCTCGTCACGAAGCCAGAGGTCACATCAGTCACCATCATAGAAAAGTATTCTGAAGTGATTGATCTTGTATGGACGCATTGTGCAAAAGACTCGCGCTTTACTTTGGTGCAAGCCGATGCGGAAACATGGACTCCTCCTGCGGGATCACATTGGGATTACGCATGGTTTGATACATGGCTCGGAAACAATCCTATGAACTGTGAGCAATACGAAGCGTATATGATTGGAAAATACTCTCCGTTCTGTGATAAGGTTGAAGTGTGGAAAAACCTGTTTCCGTGAATGACACAGACGCAGTAATCCAAATACTCATCCGATTACTTTAGAGGGGCGAAAGCCCCTCTTTGTGCTATGATTGGCTCTACATACTCTACCCAATAACCAAGGAGTAAAAACATGAAGCGATTGCCTACCCTCTATCAGGATTTCATCCACCTTTCCCGCTACAGCCGTTGGATTGAATCCGAGAAACGCCGCGAGTCTTGGGAAGAAACGGTTGACCGTTACTTCCGCTTCTTTGATGAGCATTTTGCCGACAAGGGCGTGAAGATAAATAAGGCAGTCCGCGAAGAACTCCGTGAAGCCGTCCTGAATCTTGAAGTGATGCCGTCCATGCGGTCGCTGATGACCGCAGGGGAAGCACTCAAGCGGGACAACACCGCAGGCTACAACTGCTCCTATGTCGCGGTCAACAAGGTTCGCGCATTCGATGAGATCCTGTATGTTCTCATGTGCGGAACTGGTGTAGGCTTCAGCGTGGAGAGGCAGTATGTTGAAAAACTTCCTACAATCGCTGAAGAGTTTACTAACAGCGATACTCTCATTGTGGTCAAGGACTCCAAGGAAGGTTGGGCAAAAGCCTACCGAGAACTGGTATCCCTACTTATTGGAGGTCAAATCCCCCGATGGGACTTGTCTCACATTCGTCCTGCTGGTGCGCGCCTCAAGACTTTCGGTGGACGCGCAAGTGGACCGCAGCCACTGGAAGACCTCTTCCGATTTACCGTCAGTACTTTTAAGAAGAGTGCTGGTCGCAAACTCACCTCTATTGAATGCCACGACATTATCTGTAAGATTGCAGAGATTGTCGTTGTCGGTGGAGTGCGTAGATCGGCTCTTATCTCGCTTTCCAACCTCACGGACGAGCGGATGCGTGATGCTAAGGTGGGGCAGTGGTGGTTGGACAACCCGCAGCGGGCATTAGCAAACAACTCCGTAGCCTTCAAGGAGAAGCCAGAGATCGGCACATTCATGGAGGAGTGGCTGTCGCTCTACAAGAGCAAGAGCGGTGAGCGCGGCATCTTCAACCGTCAAGCCGCACAGAAGACGGTGGAGAAACTTGGTGATCGCCGTGATGCCTCCTACGAGTTCGGCACGAACCCCTGCTCTGAGATCATTCTCCGCGACAAGGAGTTCTGCAATCTGTCCGAGGTGATTGTTCGCGCAGAGGACACTCCTGATACGCTGAAGCGCAAGGTGCGTCTTGCTGCCATTCTTGGAACTTGGCAAGCCTCGCTCACCCACTTCCCGTATCTCAGCAGTGATTGGAAGCGCAACTGCGAAGAGGAGTGCCTGCTTGGTGTTTCTCTCACAGGCATTCTTGACAACCACTTCATGCGGACACAGGGCGACAATCTCAATGTGCTGCTTGAACTGCTCAAGGCTGACGCGGTTGCCACGAACAAGGAGTGGGCGAAGCGGATCGGCATCAATCCTGCGGCTGCAATCACTTGTGTGAAGCCAAGCGGCACGGTGTCGCAGTTGACTGATGCGGCTAGCGGTATTCACGCTCGTCACAACGAGTACTACATCCGCACTGTTCGTGCCGACCGCAAGGATCCTATGTGTCAGTTTATGATTGACAAGGGATTCCCTGCGGAGCCGTGTGTGATGCGTCCTGACCACACGATGGTGTTCTCGTTCCCGCAGAAGGCTGTGGGATCGGTGACGCGCAACGACATGACTGCGATTGAACACTTGGAGTTGTGGCTCACCTATCAGCGTCACTGGTGCGAACACAAGCCAAGCATCACGGTCACCGTTCGTGAGCATGAGTGGATGGAGGTTGGTGCGTGGGTGTACGCGCACTTTGACGAGATCAGCGGCATCTCGTTCCTGCCCCACTCGGATCACACCTATCAGCAGGCTCCGTATCAGGACTGCACAGCAGAGCAGTATGAAGCCGCTCTTGCGAAACTGCCGCAGTCTATTGATTGGAGTGAACTCACACAGTACGAGAAGTCTGACACCACGAAGGGAACGCAGACCTTTGCGTGTTCAGGCGACAAGTGCGAAGTGGTTGACCTGACTACATAAAACAGCCCCACAGGAGATAGCATCTCCCGTCCGACAACCCCCGCAAGGGGGTTGTTTCTTTTTGCAAATCCAGACATTTTTGTTCCGCCGAGTCCTCTAAATATTTACATGAAGAGAGGAGCGGTACATTCTCTTCTGCTGGCTCTTGCACTCGTCTTGCTGCAAGCCTGTGCGACAGATATCACTGCCAACGCGCCGAAGAGCGCACCCCCGCCGAAGTGCGGGGAGATTGAACCAATACGAGAAGCCCCCGTGGAGATGCCGTTCTTCATGCGGGGCTTCTCGCTATTGGACGGGTACACGGATCCTGCGGTCGGATATTTGCAACGAGAAGACGGGGAGATGATCGGCAGCGCAATACTGATTTCTCCCACCGCCATACTCACCGCAGGGCATTGCATGGACGGCACGGGAGCAGCGTGGTTCGTGACGCAGGAATCGTGTTATCGAATCAAAAAATCCATCCTGCATCCATATTACAAAACAGGAGACACCATCTTGGTGGACTTGGCGGTGGCGGTCTTGGAAACGCCCTGCGCTGCCCCGCCGCTGCCTCTGGTGAAGTCGGGATACGAGTACCACCGTCAGCAGCCTCTCACGGTGATCGGCTACGGAGGAGGGTTTAAACGGCGTTCTAATCCTGATCTGTTCCATTATTTTGGAACCATCGTGGAGGAACCCGCAGTATTCAAATTTCTCCCATTGGACGGCACGGTGTGGTTCGGTGACTCTGGCGGTGCGGTGCTTGACGAGAGCGGAACCGTGATCGGCGTGGTTTCATCTCTTGGAATATTCAACGGACACCTGTACGAAAACTCTGCGACTCGTCTTGAATCGTTTACCAAATGGATACAGGAGGCAAGCCAATGAAACACGAACTAAACCAAACTCAACGAGTTCTGCTTGGCGCAATCTCTTTCTGTGTTGGAGTATTGCTTGCGAGGGCTGTGGGGCTGTGACCTAAATATGATCATGGTGATAGCAGGTATTGATTATTCTCTCTGTGGTCCAGCCGTGTGCCTGTTCCGCGCAAACTCTACGGGCAAGTTCTCGTACAGCGGTTGTTCGTTTTATTTTCTGACGGACAACAAGCGGCAGAGCGAGATTCGCACGCTAAACATATTCGGTGAGCGGTTGAGCGATTGGGACAATGATCAGCACCGCTACGAAACGATTGCGGATTGGGCAATGGACATCGTGATGGGCTGCACCCATGTGGCACTTGAGGGATACGCCTACTCTGCCAGCGGCAAGGTGTTTCATATCGCAGAGAACACAGGCATCCTGAAGTACAAACTGTATCAGTTGAGCATTCCCGTCACGATCATTCCGCCCACTGAGGTGAAGAAGTACGCCACAGGCAAGGGCAACGCAGACAAGAACGCCATGTACGATTCGTGGCTGAAGGAAACAGGAGTGGACCTGAAAGGACTCTTGACACCGAAGCGTCAAGAGTCCGTGAGTCCTGTTTCAGATATTGTTGACTCGTACTACATCTGCAAGAAGATGTATGAATCACTGCCCGAAGATGTCCGCGTGGCGGACGATTAAGGAACCGTTGTGGTGTTGTCCTGCGGGGCGGGCTGCGTCTTCTCTTCAGCCTTTTCCTCTTCGCAGTCTTCCCGCTTCTTGATGAATTCCTTCCACGCCCAAGCCACAACCAAGAACAGTACAGGCAGATACCAAAGAATCCATCCCCAGTTCTGACTGATCTGATCGCCATTGAGGATTTCGTGCTTCAGTTTCATCATAATGACGCTATCCGAAGTGTTGTCAGGAATCACTTCAGGACTAGTGCCGCAGGCAGCGAGAAACGAGGTGGCTAGCAGTAGCAGTGTTTTCTTCATGGCTGCTCCTTTACGACTTGTTTGCAGCAGCGGCACTACCGAAGTAGAAGCCCACGATGCTTACGAGAATCTGACGGGTTTCGGATGTGAACAGGAATCCGTTCACCTCCACGAAATACTTCTTCGTCGTCTCGGGAATCAGACCGAACAAGCCTTCGGGATTCTTTGCGTCAACCTCAACAAAGGTGGGTAGACCAAAGAACGGCAGGATGAAAGGAGCCAGCAGGGTGGCGAACAGCACGGACAGCACGATGATCTGCCGAATGCCTTTGCCTACATCAAGCGGGACGCGCTCCGCTGCCTTGTCTTGATTCTCGGTGGTCTGCTTGTTCTGCGCCATCAGGCGTTCGAACATTTCCTTTTGGTCTTGACGCTTCTCTGCCATGAAGCGAAACAGGAATCCAGTCGCAGAGCCTCCAACCAACGAAATGAGTTCAGGACTAATCATGTAGTCACTTCCTTTCTAAAGCGGTTACCCCCTATTTAGGTCTTGGGGGCTTTCCGTCTTCCTATTTTTGATTTTCTGCGCGGTGGCACAGGAGGAAGATCGGGTGGGAGTCCCGCTATCTTGGTGCCGTCTGCCACATTCGTGGGTGGCTGTGTGACGATTGGCGGGGGGAACTCTTCAAGGAATTGCGTGAATTTTTTGATTCTCATGTTAGTTTACCTCGTTGGTGCCGCCAAGAGACAGACCCAGTGCTGCTCCAATGGTGTTTCGGCTGTAGTAGTCAAACGGATATGTGGCTCCTGCCCACCCCTGTGCCGTTGCAAACGCTGGTGCGGCTGTTGCGCTGAATGTGGACAACATGGTGATGAAATCATTGAAATTTGAGGTCATTACATTGTTCTGCCAGAACTGCTTACCATTCGCCGTCCAGAACTTTGTTTGGTGGTCAGTTGCGTATGTTCGTGGATTGGCATCAAAAGACGCTCCATTAAACACATCGGTATCTTTCCATACTGGCCAGGCAGTGGGGTGAATGTCGCTATACCGTGCGTACTTTGTCTCATTCGTACCCTGCGCCTCAACCAGTCTTTCCCCATCCTTCTTGAATTCGCTCAGAGCGAAACCAATAGAGTTGAAGTTTGCAAAGCACACGCCCTTCAATGCCGAGTTTCCGTTCTTCAGGTTCGTGTAGTGTCTGTAGTGGTCGGACAGCGCATACAGATGGGCTACAGCCGCGATGGGCGTGTACTGTGTTCTGTCTCCGTCTGCGGTGAATCCGCCAGCACCAAGCGATGCATCACCTCTCCAGAAGTTGAGGAAACTGTTTCCCCGTGCTATGGTGTGATATATTCCGAAAGGATCGCTGCTTGCTCCCCGCACCACGATGTCCGACAGACGGAATCCCTGTGGATTCATGCGGTGCAGATGGCGGATCTCTGACTGTTTGATGGATTCGGGATAGTTCTGCGGATTTGTTGATCCCCAGAACCACGGCTCGTCCGATGTGACGAACTCGCCCTGCCAACCAGTGGAAGCCGTTACACCAACCGCACCAGATATTCCAGTCGCGGTGGGGGAGATCAAAACTTGATTCATTCGGTTGAATGGTCTTGATTCTATGAAGACGGGTATTCCTGCCGCCTCTAGTTTCCGTTTCACATACCAGTCGCTCAACTCCAACGCATCAGTCAGATATGCACCCGAGAAGGAAGCAGATGGTGCAGTTGAATCACCAACGGTGCGATACAGGTAAACACTTTCGGGAGTAGCGGTTGAACGAGCCACATCAAGATTCACCGACAGTTTTCCCTTTCCTGTGGGACTAGACGGCTTCATGCTCTTGATCACATCAACCATAGAATCAAGTTTCGCGTAGAAAGCAGCGTCCTTTTCCGCAGTGGTTCCAGGTAGACCTCTCCATATCGCACAAGAGTGACGGCGATAGTTTGACCATCCCATCAAGCCAGGAAGGTACAGATACACATTGCACGGCTCGGTGATAGGAGTCCTCTGCGTGTTGGGAGGAACCATTGTTCCCGTGAGCAGGGCGTTTATAGCCTGCGGGAATCCCTTCCATCGCGCTGGCTGTTGGTGCGTTAATCCTGCGGGAGACGGCAGCGTGTATCCGTCCTTGAACTGCTGATAAAGGAGGAAGTTTCCTCCTGCCGATGCTCCGTAAGTGGACGCATACACATCCCGTGCGTAGCCACCATACGGCAGGTACAGGTGGAAACTTCTTGCGCCCCACTTGTATGCATCAATCACCTGTTCGTAGACAAGATTGTGCCAAGGCGTGTTGTTCAGGTCAGACGGGTTGGCATTCCACGGATACGCACGACTTTCCGATGCCGAGAGCGGATCGCCTTGGAAGCAAGCCACGCTTGTTCCCGTCCAGTTTGCCCATGTAGCACCCGCAACATCGTTTGCATAACCTCCCTCATTGTAGAAGAATATGATGGGGTAGTACTGATCCTTTGCCAGTGCAATGGAATCAAAGGCATCGGGAGATGCAGGGGCAATGGTGTATTCTGGCTTCACCGAGGACTTCGTGATGAGCCACACACCACGGGTTCCGTGAGGATAGTCTGCTGCTGTTCCGCCAGGTATCGTGAGTGTGGCAGGCAGATCGGGGCGAGTGTTCTGCGTGAGCGTGACGGTTTCATCAAGCGGTCCAGGTCTAGCAGTAAGTCTCCACAGGTATCTTCCGCCGTTTGGTCCGCTCTCAATTCTTCCTCCAGACACGATCACATCGGCATTGAGCGGATCGTAATCCGTGACAGCGGGTTCGCCTATTTTGCTGTTTCCGCTGATCTTGCGGCAATTGTTCAGTACTTTCTGAACATAGACAAGTCCGTGATCCACGCGGTCGCCTACAACAACCTCTGCACCACCAGACCAGAACATGAAGTACTTTGCACCAGCCAAGTACAGGTGGTACATGAGTTCCCACCACCAACGGCTGTCGGATCGGTTTACTCCGTACAGGTCTGTCGGTCCGTTGTTCCACGGCGTGAAGTGCTTCCACAGATCAGGATCGGTTCTCTGAATGGCGCGGAGGTGTCGCATCCGCTGCAAGAAGCCAACGAATGCCGTGTTGTTGTACGCGGTTTCATACAACAGCGTGTCGCCCGTGGTTCCCGTGAAACCTATTGCGGTATTGAACTGAAGAGTCACGCCGCCGCCGACTCCGAGATTTCCGCCAGTCACATAGTTGAACACCGTGGTGCTGTAGTTTCCGAACCGCACGATGTCGCCAGGAATAAATGTGTTTCCTGAACTTACACGAACAGCGGTTGCGCCCGCAGAGAACGATCCGTATACGGTTATTCCCTTGACGAAAGCAGGATCCCCTGCTGTGATTCCGAACCAAGACGAGGTGCGAATGCCGCCAAGATAGTCGGCAGCAGATGCAAAGCGTTGTCCGCTTCGGTGGTAGAACCTGATCGCTCCGTTTCTTGGCAAGTTTCCGTATCCGCTTGTGTGGTCATCGTGAGAGAACACATTCTCTCCCATCCGCCTTCGTGATCCGCGAGTGGTGGGAATACCGTTGAACAGGTATTTCTTTCCGAAGTTATTGCCTGGATTCGGGAAATAGCAAGCAGCGGCTGCGGGATTTGATGAAGTAGTGGTTGCGCCAGACTGAATATAGAAACTCGGAGCGCAGTCAAATTCAGCAGGGATGGTGGGAGCAATAAGCGGTTCCATGTTTCCGCCCTGATAGAACAGTGCTTCACTTGGCTTGCATGGTCCCACTTGCAGATAGTTTCCGCAGCAGATTCCTCTGTCAATTGCGGGTTTCCACATGATTGCTCGGTAGTGTCCCTCGCACAGTTCACGCAGAATGTATGTGTACGCCATCGAGGGATAGTTCTGTGCCAGGTTCAGGTAACTGATAGAGCCAGAATCAGCACCATTGATCCTAGTGGGGCGACCGTACAGGTTGAATTCTGCTACGCTTGGGTTCCATTGTCCGCCTGGATATGTGTTGCCTCCGAGATATTCCGTGCTAGAAAGCGGGTAATTCTTCCTGATTCCGCCGTATCCCACATCATAGCCTGTCCATGCGTTGTACAGCCATCCAGTAAGACCTGCAATGCTGCCGAGCGTAACCGCAGCAACAGTCATCGGTGTGTACGCATCGTCAGGGATGAATCCGTTGATGCCTGGCTCAAACACTCCACGATAGTACTTGCCGTGATACTTGCACAACTCGTTGTAGAGTTCCACGAAAAGCGAGTTCACGGTGGGTGAAGAGTCCGTGGTGACACCAGTGGGAGAGAACTTGTATGTGGTAACGCGAGAGTCACCCTGAAGTTGCGCCCATACCTGTTCAGGATCCTTTGGATTCACGCTTGCGGTGTTTCCTGCCGAAACGCCGAGATCATCATACAAGAAGTCTGCGGTTATTCCGTTGAACTTGCTGCTGTTTGCGTATGTTCTGTAGATGTAGTTGTTGCCACCACTCCATGTGATACCGTCATTCTGACCAAGATAGAACAGTCCCGCATATGAAATGGTTTCGGCATCATCATTCAGATAGTCAAATCGCGTGTTCGGTACGGTCTGTTGTCCGACCAGTCGATCTTCAACAAATCCTGAATGCACGCCAGCCAGATACTTCTCAAGAATGCTTGCACCAAACTGCGCTTGGGAATCGGCAAACAAAGTACTCATCATGGTTCTTCCCGCAGCGAATGTCGCTCCGAGAACGAGTACACTTTGCGCCACATTGCAAGCAGAGTTTCCTGCCCCGACAACTCCAGTAAACGAGGTGGCAGATACGATTATATCTCTACTCTGTCCTGCCGCAGCCGTCCAGACACCAAGACCAAGACTGTTGTATGCAGGCGGACTAACCAATACCGACCCACCAGCAAACCACAACCTGTCGTTATGGAAAAGAGTGAGTCCGTTCGGTCCTGCCCACAGTCGTATCGTGGTTGCTCCAGATGCATATCCCGCTGCTATGGTCAGACCATTGTATGAAGTGATTCCCCATATTTCTGGAGCGGTTATTGGATCGTAGACATACCACTGCCTTTTTGTGCCAGATGGCAGTCTGAATCCAGCACTCGTAATTCCGTTTAGTCCGCCCGACCATGTGAATCCATCACGATTCTTGAAGTACTGCTCCTGTCGGTGGTACATACCGCTTCTGTAGTTCGGGAAGATGCTCATTTTTCCAATGGAAACAGGATAGAAATGCCGTCTTCCTTGGGGAACGGTCTTCAAACGATCTATGGTTCTCCATATGATCTGCTTTGTCGGTGTATCCATCCCGAATGCAGGATCGTTTGACCCTTCTATTCCGCCAGAACCTCCTGACTGATAGTTCTGTATGAGGGGAACACAGCCGTATAGTCCAGACTGAAGCGAATTCAATCCGTTCTGACCCGCTGGTGCCTCCGTGTATGTGTCGGAAAAGTCTGGATCGGTGGGATCCCGAGGAACAATGGTATATGTGACTCCACCGCTAGTGCTTGTGTAGTACGGAGCGTAGTTTCTTGATTCAACATCCCACACAGCGGCAGACACATTTCGCGGAAGTCCGCCCCCCGTAGTGACACCGTAGTCAGGATCAATCCAAGAACTGCACCACACGGCATAATCAAGAGGACCAGCAGGATCGGACAGCAGATTCAGATAGGGATTCGTTATCCACGCCTGTTCGGTGCTGGTGAAAGAAGCGATGCGCTCGTCTGTGCCGCCGAACACCATGAAGTGGATCTTCTCTCCGA